CAAATGGTCTGCGAGGTTTGAAATACTATGCAGGCGCATCGGGCGCAACTTCTGCATACGGCACAAGCGGCACAGCAATTACAAACGGCATTCACACAATCGCAACTGTTGGCTCAACTGTTAACGGCTTAGAACGCGAAACATTGACTGCAATGGCAAATGCTTTGCCTGCTCAGTATTGGGGTTTGCCCGGTACAGCATGGCATATGCACCCTAGCGTTATTGCTTTATTGCGTGATTACACGCATGGCAATTCCTATGGTTTTGCCGAAATAGGAGGTAAAGATGAAGGCGCGTTGGTTCATGTGTTTGGATTCCCTGTGATTCCTAATCCTTACCTTGACGCATGGACAACCACAGGCAATATTTCCGCTTATTTGGCAAACTGGAATCGCTTTTTGACCATTGCGGATGTGGAAGAAATGACCATTCAAGCGATGGAACAAACCGCGCCCGGCTTTATTACCCTATACGCTGAAAAGCGTTTGGTTAGTACTGTCCGCGACCCCTTTGCTGGTGTACGTTTGATTGCGACCTAATCATGCCTGTTGACCAACTTGGCTATCTCAACCTCGGTGCGCCCACACGCAACCCATTCAACTATGAAAAGTTTGAACAGATTGCGAGGGACAACACAACCGCATGGTTAACGCTTGCCGAAGTTCGTCAACAACTTAACTTGTTTGACGATACAAGCCAAGACACCTATTTAGGCGGTTTGGAAATTGCAACACGCCAAGCAGTTGAAGATTATTTAGGCATGAGCATTTTTGCCACAAGCTATCGCGTGTACTACAACAGCGCCAGCTTGTATGGAACGCCTTTGTCTTTGGATTTGCCCGAAGTTTCACAAAACAATTCAGTCCCAATCACAGGCGTGACCATCACAAATGTTAAGTATTGGAACGATGCAACACCGCCTGTTTTAACGACTGTTGACCCTGCAACGTACTACTACGACAACAGCGGCAATAAAGTGGTCTTACAGACGCTTCCAAGCGATTTAAACAGCAACATGACCAGCCCTGTGGTGTGTGAGTATGTTTGCCCTGCCAACCCATTGGCGGCTTACGAAGTTATCAAACACGCAGGCAAACTTATCATGACGCATTTGTACAACAACAGAAGCGACACGACAGACAGTAACAGCAAGCCAATACCTTTTGGTGCGGCTACTTTGTTAAGACCATACAAACCTTTGGTGATGTAAATGGCAATCGCAAGGTTTGAAAACATTGCGGTTAACACATTGTCATTTGGCAAAAGTGACTTTGGCGAACAAAGCACAACTCAAACATTGTGGTTTAACACTCGCGCAAGGGTGCATTCTGTTGCCAATCATGTGCGTATTGCTGACAAATATCGCGTCTATTCAGACATTGTGCAGTTGACGCTTAACTACACGCCCAATTTAAAAACCATTATTGACAATCAGAATGCTTATTCAATAACTTGGCGTGGCTTTGATTGGCGAATTGACAACGTGCGCGAAGCGGATGACCGCATGACCGCCATGTTAATGTGTGTCCGCAATGACCCTGTGGTGGCTGTGTAATGGCAACCCAACAAAACCCAATCCAATACGCCAAGGCGATTCAATACCAATTGCAAAGCATTGTCACGCCTGTGCCTGTGTACGCAACTTTTAACCGCAACTTTGCAACCGAGCCAAAGTTTCTGACATGGATGTTAAGAAATGTCCACCAAGAAGTTTTTACAGGACAAACGCAATCGAATAAAAGTATTGATAGACCGACTTTTCAAATCAGTATTTTTACGCAAGTTATAGAAGATGGTTTCACAATTTCCAATCAAATACTACAATCCTTGCATGGATATAGCGGTTTGTTTGGCGGTGAAATAAATGGCTTTTGGATTGCCAAAGCAGATGTGATTTGGCTTTACAACAGCTACGACAACGAAGACAAACTGGCGCAAGTCTTTCTTGACTGCACCTTGGACATTCCAACATAGCACAAGTTCAGCAATCAATCGGAAGGAAACGAAATGCCTTTACCAACGAAAGTCTTACCGGGTTTTGTAGCTTCGCTATATGCCCAATCAGGCGCAACGCCCACGCCTTTGACAAATACCCAATTGAGTACATTGGCTAATGTCAGCGCAATCGCTATTACTGCAAATCAACTCTTGGTAGAGGCTGTTCCTGCTTTTGGGCAGGATGATGCTGTTGCCAATTATGGTGTTGCTGGTTCGCGTCAATCTGACAAAATCCCAACACAAAGCGCACCTACAAGCATGACTGTTACTGCCGCTTGGAATCCTAGTGACACAGTTATTCAGCAAGTGCGTACAGACGCCTACAACGGCACAATAGACCGCACTTATGTGGTTTGTGCTACCGATGGTACTGGCACAGTCTATTACGCTTTTAATGCTCGCGTAGGGCAGTTCCAAATTGATGCCCAACCGGGTGCTGAAGCCAAAGCGGTTTTCACTTTGCACCCACGCGGCAATCAATATGGTTGGTCTAACACAGCTTAATTAGGAGTAGAAAAAATGGCATTACCAAGTAAAGTTTTACCGGGCTTTGTAGCCTCAATGTGGATGCAAACAAGTGCATCTCCTTTCACTACTGCTAACTTGGCTGTTTGGACAGCTTCAGTTGCAACCATTGTTGGCACAACCGCTGGCGGTACTGGTGCGGCTGGTACTGCATTGGCAACGATTGAAGCAGTTCCTGCTTTTGGTCAAGATGACGCACTTGCTAGCTTTATGGTTGCAGGCTCACGCCAAAGCGACAAAATCCCAACACAATCAGCACCCACATCCATGACTATTACAGCGGCATGGAATCCATCGGATGCTGGTTTGTTGTTGATTCGCGCTGATGCGTATTCGGGCTTGGTTGACCGCACTTATGTGGTGGCGGCTTATGATGGAACGAATACTGTGGCTTATGCTTTTAATGGTCGTGTTGGTCAATTCCAAATTGACGCACAACCCGGCGCAGAAGCCAAATGTGTGTTTACCATCCACCCCCGTGGCAATCAATACGGTTGGAGCAACTCCTAATGAAAGTCGCTGACGCTGTTGAAGTGTTGGCGACTACTTACCAATCCTTAGATGCGGTGGCTCAAGGATTGGAAGTTAAAGCCAGCGAAGTGGCAACGGCTCTTGCCAAGGCAAAGCCTGATACAACAGAATTTGTTTGCTTAACAATTCTTGCTAAATTCAATCCTGTGGTTACGCAGGAAACACAACAAACGACAGAATAAAAATGACAGACACGACAATACAGAACACGCAGGACTTGTTGGGGTTTTTGGTAAGCCAAGCTGAACATCGCAAAGATTGGTTTGGCTTTACCCAACAAAAGATGACTGCCGTTAGCCTTGCCCATGAAATTGCGGCGAGACACGCTGACACCATGACACCTGAGCAAGTGGTGGAATACGCAAAAGAACTTAACGAATTGTTGTTTCACCGACTTGTAAAGCCCGGCGCATGGAGGTTATGACATGGCAAAAATCAAGTTTGAAATTAAAGGCTTGGATAATGTCATGCGTAATTTGGATGATGTTGCCGAGCAGATAGGCGACAAAAAAGCCACAAGCAAAATTCTTGTTCCAGCTTTGCGTGAAGCAATGAAGCCAGCATTGCAAGCCATCAGGTTAGAAGCGCCCAAAGATACAGGCGCACTAGCACGACATTTGTGGATTGAAGCAAGACGACCAACCAAGCGTGATAAGCGTTCTTTATATGTGCGAACAGGCGACAAAGCCATTGCGCTTGTAACCACAAAAGCCTTTCCAAAGAAAAAGAAAAAAGAATGGATGGCTGAAAACGCACACTTAACAGGCAAGGAAAGGGCGGCGGCTTTCAAAAAGTTTGCTTTGTCGACTGGCTTTCCTTACGATGCGCGAGCAATCGCACAAGAATTTGGCTCTGCTAGAAACCCTGCACAACCATTCATGCGAACTGGTATGTCGGCGGCAAGCCCAACTGTATTGGCAAACCTTGGCAACATCCTGCAATACAGGATAAACAATTACAAAATGCGGTATTTAGGATATTAACAAAAGGACAAAACATGACACGATTTGCAGAAGCACTTGGCACAAAATACACAGAACACAAAGACAAAATTTTCCACCGCAAATTTGAATTGGGTGGTCATACATTTACAGTACGAATTCCTTTTGTAC